CACAGTGAGTGCTAGCCAACTAGTGTCAAGCACAGCAATGACTACAGGCGGTAGCATCTTAACTATCAATAACGGTACAAGTTCTGTAAATATTACCGGTGTAAGCAGTGTTGCTGCATTGGCAACAGCCATTAATACCGCAGGACTGAGTGGAATTACAGCTGGAGCAAATGGAAATTATTTGAATATCTATTCAACAGGTGCAAATGTTACTTTATCGGGTACAGCCGCAACTATCCTAGGATTCAGCTCATATCCATATCTTGCTCCTGCATATCAAGCTAAACCACACTACAATATTCCAACATATTTTTCTGCTGACAATACTGGATATGCCAACGGATACCCAACAGGCAGTATCTGGGTTAAGACAACTAATGTAAATTTAGGAGCCAACTGGGTTGTTAAAGAATATAACAGTTCAACTGAATCGTGGATGTTGATTTCTAACCAATTGTTGCCAAACAATGGTACAGCCTTAGCAACGCTAGACCCAACAGGCGGCGGTATTAATCTAGCCATTAACACAGTTTATGTAAAATTCAACGACAGCGAAGCTAATAGTTCCTTAGCAGATTTTAAAATATATTACAGGACCGCTGCAGGAACAACACAAATTACTAGTAGTCCAATTGCAGATACAACATTTAGCAATGCACAAGCCTATAATTTTACTGTTGCAGAAACTACATTAAGTCAAGGTTCTGCTGATGCAAATGGTTATTACCATTATCTAACTACTCCAGTAACTGTATCATTTACAGGTATCGGCAACGGACCAGTAGATGCTCAAAATTTAGTATCTGCTATGCAGGCTGCGTTACTAAACACAAATGTTGCTGTAACTTTAAATAGTAACTATACAATAACAATTACTCATATCACAGGTGGTGATATAGTATTTGTAGATGGTACCGGACCAGCCGCAACTCTAAGCAATTTGTTTATAGCTGGCACTACAGCTAACTATTACACAAATCCTACAGGTACAGGAACAATTGCCACGCTATGGGGTACTACATCAGGTAACACCGCATTTGCTACACCGAGCCCAGTAGCGTTAACTACTACACCAGCTAATGGTACTTATTGGTATGACAGTTACTTAGGTGATGTTGACATTATGGTCAACAACGGAAGTTCTTGGGTAGGTTATAGAAGTGTAGATCAAACAATTGGCAGCACAACTATCAAAGGCGGTAAATCAATTAACAATCCTTTTGGAACTCAAGGTACTACTGATATAAATGGACCGATTGTTAGTGCAACGCAACCTACTACTCAAAGTACAGGAGGCCAACTAGCTAACAATGATATCTGGATTTATACTGGAGACATTGAAAATTATCCTATTATCTACAAATGGAACTATTCAACCCAAGCATGGGTTTTGGTAAACAACCAAGATCACACGGACGGAAATGGTATTGTATTTGCTGATGCTCGTTGGAGCGACCAAAGCGGTAATAGCATATTAGGCGCTCCATATACAGGCGCAGGCGCTCCAGATACGATCGCTAGTTTATTAACCAGCAACTTTGTAGATTTCGATTGTCCTAATCCAGGACTATATCCAAAAGGCACTCTGTTGTTCAATACTAGACGCAGTTCTTTTAATGTTAAAAAATATGTAACTGGTTATGTAAATCTAAGCGGACAAAACACTTTATTGAACAACGCATCTATGGGGTATTACTTCCCAGATCGTTGGGTAAGTGCAGCACCTAACGATACATTTGGTGTTGGGCAATTTGGTCGTAAAGCACAACGTGCGGTAGTATTGCAAGCATTAACTGCAACTATCGAATCTAATCAAAATATTCGCCAACCCGACTCTGTTATCTTTAACTTGTTAGCTTGTCCAGGATATTTAGAAACAGCCAGCGCATTAGTTGGTTTGAATACTGACAACGGCACAAGCGCATTTATTGTGTTAGATACTCCAGCTCGATTATCGCCCGATGCTACCTCATTAAGTAATTGGGGTAATAATACAAATGGAGCGTCTATTGACGGAGAACTTGGTTTAATTGAAAACAACGCTTATAGTGCGGTTTATTATCCATGGGGCTATACACAAGACTTGTTAGGTAACAATATTGTTGTACCGCCAAGCTATATCATGTTGCGTACAATCGCTCTAAGCGACAATGTTTCTTATCCTTGGTTTGCACCAGCAGGTGTACGACGCGGAGGAGTAACAAATGCTAGCAGTGTAGGATATGTTGTTGGCGATACTGGAGAATTTTTTACAGTTGCCTTAAATCAAGGTCAACGCGATACATTGGCCGCGGTCCATGTTAACCCAATTACATATATTGCTGGAACAGGACTTGTAGCTTATGGTCAATATACAAGACAGCTTGTAGCCAGTAGCTTGGATCGTATTAATGTGGCTCGTTTAGTAATTTATTTGCGTTACCAACTTAATGTAATTGCTAAACCGTTCATATTTGAACCAAATGATACAATTACTCGCAACGAGATTAAACAACAAATTGAAGCTTTACTACTAAATCTAACAAGCCAACGTGCGCTTTACGATTTCTTGGTAGTATGTGACACTACTAACAACACACCATCTAGAATCGATGCAAGTGAACTTCATGTCGATATAGCTATTGAGCCAGTAAAAGCAGTGGAATTTATCTATATTCCATTACGCTTAGAAAATACTGGAGCAATCAAAGGTTTAAGCGGCGCATAATTAGGAGAAATTAAATGGCAATTGCAGCTCTATCAAATTTTACAGTACCCTTAGCATCTGACCAGAGCGCAAGCTCTCAAGGTTTGCTATTTCCCAAACTAAAGTACCGATTTAGAATATCTTTTGAAAACTTTGGGGCAGGTGGTGCAACAGAACTAACAAAACAAGTTGCAGAAGCAGCTCGTCCAAGCGTTAAATTCGCCGATCAGAAAATTGAGATTTATAACTCAGTTATCCACTACGCTGGCAAACCAGCTTGGGATCCTATCTCAATTAAGTTGCGTGATGATGCCAGTAATATTGTAACAACATTAGTAGGGCAACAAAATCAAAGACAATTTGACTTTTTTGAACAAAGTTCAGCAGCTGCTGCTGGAGATTATAAATTTACTATGCGTATCGAAATGCTTGACGGAGCTAACGGTAATACAACTCCAGTTGTATACGAAGCTTGGGAATGTTATGGTTGTTATCTTGTAAGTACAAATTACACTGATTTAAAATATAGTGATATGACTCCAGCAATGATCGACTTGAGCATACAATTTGATAATGCTGTTCAGGTAACTCCTGCCAATGCACTTGGTTCGAGCACACCAGTAATAACGTTTAATGAAACAGTTGGCAACGGCGGAAGCGCACTAGCTTAATAATAAAACCCGCTAGTCGGGTTTTATTATCTCGATTAGTTAAGTACATACATTATTTTTTAAATAAATAAAGTTATGGCCTTCACTCCTACTCCTCAACAAAATACAGCCGCGCAGTCAAACGGACAAATTATTCTAAAAGACTGGCGGCATGCGGCCAATTTATTTAATGTTGATCAATTTAGATTAGCACCAAAAACCAGTTTTTTATTTCATGTAGCATTTGGTATCAATACCAAAGCACTTACAAACAGCAAGTTGGTCAGCACCTATGGTCAAGAAATCAACATGCTGGTAAAAAGTATAGATTTGCCTAGTTTTACTATTAACACTGAAGTGTTAAATCAGTATAACCGGAAAAAAGTTGTACAAAACCAAGTGAAATATACAGAAATTAGTGTAAAATTTCATGATGATAACATGGGATTAATTAATCAAGTTTGGCAAGAATATTTTTCCTATTACTACGCAGACAGCACTACAGCAACAGTTCCAGGCGCATACGCCAGGAACGCTACAAAATCTTACAGCACTATTCCAGCAAGCTATGGATACGATGCAGGTAGCACAGATCCATTTTTTAATTATATAAAAATTTATCAGATGGCACGCCACGAATTTGTTTGCTACCAATTGTATAATCCAATTATATCTAGTTGGAGTCACAATAAATTGGATTATGCTCAATCTTCTCCGCATGATTTTGACATGAAAATATTATATGAAAGTGTTAGTTATAGCGTAGGTTCAGTAACAGCCGATAATCCTGAAGGATTTGGCGTCACTCATTATGATACTACTCCTAGTTCTTTAACAGGAACTATACCTACAGGAGCTGCTACGGCAAGTTTTGTCCCTACAATAAATACCGCAGGACTAACAGCTGGAGTTTTATCGAATGCCGTATCTCAAGTAAATACTTATCAAAATTCGCAAACTAACGGCGGAGGCCTAGGTTCATTGGTGTCAACTGCTGCTGCAATTGCGGGCGTAGCCGCAATTGCAGGCGGATTATCGGGCATTAGCTTCCCAAGCCTAAGCGGATCAACAAGTGCAACCAGCGCAAGCGGCGGCGATTCGATAGCGACTCCTGCAACTGATTCAAGCAGCACGGCAGCTACAGATGTGCCGGCTAGTACCGATAGTTCGGTGAGTACGCAAGATGAAGGCTCGGGATACGGAACAACGCCAACTCAATCTTCTCCTACGGATGGCAGTATTAATTATGATCAGGCAGACTTCTAATGGCTACTACACCTTATAATTTACCTCCGCAAACAAACTCAGATGCTGTAAATATCAAAACATTTTTTGCAGTTAATTCCAAAACTCCTTATAGTTTTACAGCCAATGAAATCGATGCTACAACCAGTTTCTTTTTAAAAAGAGGCTTTGACCAAATTAGTTCAAACAGCATAGCAATAATATTATTAACTCAAGCTCGCAATGAAAATGTTCAGGTATTTACATTACTCGATACTTTAAAAGTACTGACTGATATTCAATTAAGTCAAGTGGTTGCACAGGTCCTAAACACCAATAGAGATATAACAAGTTTTATAGGGTATCGTACACAACCTGTGACCAACACTTATGAAGCTCGAAACATTTTAGTATAATATGGCTAAATTTGCTCGCGGAAAATTTGTGATGAAGCATCCCGAAAAATATGTAGGAACAAAGACTCCTACATATAGATCCAGCTGGGAATGGAGTTTCATGAATTTTTGCGACAATAATAAAAGTGTCCTTAAATGGGCAAGTGAAGCAATACAGATTCCATATAGAGATCCTTTAACCGAACGGCAGACTGTATATTTGCCAGATTTTTTTATACAATATGCAGATAAGCATGGCAGGGTTATAACAGAACTAATTGAGATTAAACCTGCTAGTCAAACTATTTTAGAAAGAGTTGGCAAAAATAAGTACAACCAAGCACAATATGTAAAAAATCAGGCTAAATGGGCTGCAGCTAATCTTTGGTGTCGACAGCAAGGCTTAAAATTTCGTATTCTTAACGAAAATGATATTTTTAGTCATGTCTAAGCATAAGTAATTATATGACAAAAAAACTTGAAGAAATTTTAAATCTCCCTGAAAGTAAGAAAATTATTAAGCAGGAAGAAAAAGAAGCTAAAAAAGCTGAAGTGGCCGCGCCATTTATTCGCGATATGAGCGAGTATGATAAAATTGCCGCTGCTTTACCGCAAGTAAAAGGTTTAGGTGATTTAGCTGATAACGAACTAGACGATTTAGCAAAAAAAGCTACAGATGCATACGATGATTTAATGGATTTAGGCATGAATGTAGAAGCTAGATATAGCGCAAGATTATTTGAAGTTGCCGGCACTATGTTAAAAAATGCCATTGATGCTAAAAGTGCAAAACTAGATAAAAAACTTAAAATGATTGATTTACAGTTAAAAAAACAAAAGTTAGATCAAGAAGTTGCTAACTCGGACGAAGGAATTAATATCTCAGGTGACGGTGTTATTATTACAGATCGCAACAGCTTGCTAGAAAAACTCCGCCAAATGAAATAAATATAATACTGGGATCACATTATGAAATCATTCAAAGAATACCTAACTGAAAGTAAGAAGATATACGAATTCAAGGTTAAAATTGCCGGAGATTGTCCACCGGATTGCACTAGCCAGATTAAAGTTGCCTTAGCACAATTTAATCCTACCGGTGTTAGCGCAGGTAAGCGAACACCTATACAAGAGCGTCATTCAGAATTTCCTGAACACAAAAATGTCAATATGACAGTATTTGATGTTACAACAGACTATCCTGCCACAAACAGACAAATACACGATATGTTAGCAGCACATTTAGGTATGCCAGCTAGTTGTATAAAAGTTAAAAACATGGCTGAAGAACTAGAACATGAAATCAATCATGAACACGATAAGCGGACACACCGGGCAATTGGTGGTACAATGCAAGAACCTAGTGATAACAGCGACTTAGTTGGTGAAAAACATAAGATGAAATTTTTACAAGAGTTAGGCAAAGAAAAACATCAAGGTACGCACTACAAAGGCATTAATGATGATATCTTAGCACAGAGTGTTCCCGGGCTTGCCAAGGAATATCGTAAAGAAAAACAAAGTACAGTAGAACAAGCTCACGCCAGTCCTATTGGCACAAAGCAAAACAAAATACCTAGTCCAATAGGAGTGAGATAATGAATTTTGATGAAATTTATAAAAAAATACGCGAAATTGACGAGAATCTAGTACCAGTTCCAAATCCAGGTACTCCTCCTGTTGCTCCAGTCCATACAGATAAGCCAGCTAGCGAAGAAGGTATTGAAATCATTGGACCTATGGGAGGCATGCACCAGGAACAACCTAAACAACAAGACAATGTAACAATGAGTGTCAGTATGAACGGTAGTGGTCCAGGCGGTATTCGTGATTTAATGAGTGTACTTAAAACTATAGAACAAGGTGGCCTTGATGACCACGAACCTACACATCACGACGATCCTGTACATCACGGCGGTGATGAAGAACCTTTGATCGGTGACATGATGCAGGCTATGTCGCATCATGAAGAGGATGAAGATTTAAGCCCGTTATCGCAAGCACCTGAAGAAGAAATGGAAGAAGGCGGCAACGATGAGACTTGGGCCAATAGTGCTCACGGAGATGTTGGTGCACACCATGCTGGTATTGGCCATACTGAACCTAATACATTCAGCGGCGATGACATGAATAGTAAAGCCAAAACTAGTCCACTTGCTCGTGCACCTGGAACGAATAGTTTAATTCGTCATCATTATCATGTAAATGAAGACTTGATAGAAAAATTACAATCTCTATATAATACTATAAAAGAAGAGCGCACAGAAGAAAAAGATGAAAAAGGCAATGTAGTTCGTTGGAAAGAAGAAGGCGAATGGGTTAAGTCTAAAGGCAAAGAGGGCCGTGGCAAAGTAACTAACCTAAGCGATAAGGCTCGCCGCGAAATGGAAAAGATGTCTAAAAAAGATGTAAAAGAAAATGCTAAATGGCGTGATCCTAAATACAAAGGCCAATTGTTTACTCAAAAGAAAGGCGACAGTGATGATTACGATAGCATAGATTACGGATACGGTATAAAAGAAAGACCTAAAAAAGATCCAGGTCAAAAACGATCTACATTTGACAGAGATACTGTATGGACGGATCCATTAGATACTAGAAGTAATTTACCTAAGCATCACAATGATCCTGAGAACTGGGGGTATGGTAGTATCTCTAGTAAAGGCGACTCAAAAGGAAAACTTACGGCTGATAGAAGAAAGCGTATGAAAAATGATATTCGAGGAAGTTTAGGACAACACCATACTCCAACCTTACCAGAACAAATGAATGAAAGTAAAGAATTAAATGCTATGCTAGCATTAAACAAAAGATTAAACGGTTAAGTTTCGTCGCAGTTAGCACCCTGACCAAGGTGCCAAATAGACCCCCCGGGGTCTATTTTTTTGATTAAATAAACATATGGCAAAAAGTCTCGACGGGGTCTTAACAAAAAAGGCTCACACTAAAGAAAAGTTTACGGAAGAACAAGTCGAACACTTGATGAAGTGTGCCGACCCTCAGACTGGCTATTTACATTTTGCCAAAAACTTTTTTCATATTCAGCATCCGGTAAAAGGCAAGGTAAAATTTGAACCTTTTGAATACCAAGAGAGGTTGCTTGCCGCTTATCACGATTACAGATTTAACATCAACATGCTACCGCGTCAAAGTGGTAAGACCACTTGTGCGTCAAGTTATCTATTATGGTACGCCATGTTTCACCCGGATCAAACTATTCTAGTGGCCGCCCACAAGTACACAGGCAGTCAGGAAATTATGCAACGTATTCGCTACGGATACGAACTGTGTGAAGACTATGTTCGCGCAGGTGTGGTCAATTATAACAAAGGGAGTATTGAATTTGAAAACGGATCTAGAATTGTTTCAGCTACTACTACTGGTAATACCGGTCGTGGTATGTCCATATCCTTACTTTATTGCGATGAGTTTGCGTTTGTTCAACCCAATATTGCAACTGAATTTTGGACCTCAATTTCACCAACCCTGGCAACGGGTGGACGAGCAATCATTACGTCAACTCCAAATAGCGATGAAGACGAATTCGCAATAATCTGGAAAGAAAGTCAAGATAAATTCGACGAATACGGAGATGAAAAAGCAGACGGAACTGGACTAAACGGATTTCATGGATTCCGTGCTGAATGGCATGAACATCCAGATCGCGATGAAGAATGGAAGCGTGTCGAAATGGGTCGTATCGGAGAAGAACGATTCCGTCGTGAATATGGATGCGAATTCTTAGTTTATGATGAAACATTAATTAACAGTCTTAAACTCATCGACATGTTAGGACGCGAGCCTGCATGGAAAATGGGTCAAGTTCGATGGTGGAAAAAACCCGAACCTGGCAATGTTTATTTAATTGCACTTGATCCTAGTTTAGGAACGGGCGGAGACTATGGTGCTATAGAAGTGTTTGAAATGCCCAGCATGACGCAAGTAGCTGAATGGCAACACAATACAACCCCAATACAACAACAAGTTAAAATTTTTCGAGATATACTAAAATATCTCTCAGATGAGCTAGGAGCAGAAAATTATAATCAAATTTACTGGAGTGTAGAAAATAACACAGTAGGCGAAAGTGCTTTAGTAGTAATTGACAATTTAGGAGAAGAAACTTTTCCAGGTGTGTTTCTAAGCGAGCCTGCTAGAAAAGGTCATGTAAAAAAGTTTCGAAAAGGTTTTAATACTACACATGGAACTAAAATTAGTACTTGTGCTAAAGTAAAATTTCTTATAGAAGAAGATAAAATGAAATTGTATAGTCGTCCTCTTATCAGTGAATTAAAAACTTACATTGCTAAAGGAACTAGTTTTAGTGCCAAAGAAGGACAACACGATGATCTTGTAGCAGCCTTGTTACTTGTAGTACGCATTAGCCAGGTACTAGCCGAATGGGATCCTGCGGTATTTGAACATCTAAAAGTTACTAGCGATTGGGCTGTAGATGAAGAATTTGAACCACCGTTGCCTATTTACATATCCAGAGGATTTTAATAAATATACTATGAACACGAATTTAGACAAAATTGCACTGGATCTCTACGGCAAAATACAAACCCGTTTTACTAATATTAAAATGGGGGACGAGCATGCCGCAGTTTTAAGTAAAAAAGAAGATATACCCAAAGCACGATTTTTTGAATTTCAATACAAAGAAAATGGTGTAAGTTTAGGTACGATAGCCATAACTTTAGACGAAGATGACGGTGTTGTGGTGCAGATAAGCGGCGATTTGGCTAGGGATAAACACCACGGCGCATTTAAGTTTATTCGTAGTTTTAGACAATTTGCCAAAGACCGTTTATTAAATTTTGATGTACAAAATATTGGTAAAAGTGAATTAGATAAAAGAGATTACGAATTTCAATCAAAAAGTAAGGAAGAACCAGAAATGCCACAGCCTACGCAACAGCCTACTCAACAGCCTAAACCCAAGATGGCTCCAAAATCCAGTATGATGGAAAATAAAATGTACGGCACATCTAAAATGAGTTATCAGGATTTAGGCGAAGCTACTTTAATAGTCAAGCACAGCCAGCCAATTAATCCAGATATTGCTGCAGGTCGTACCATGCATATTGAAGGTATATGGGTAGAAAATGCAGATGGTGAGCGTTTTAAATATCCTTACAAGCATTTGAACGGTGCTAGAGCTTTAGCAGAACATTTAAAAGCCGGTGGAAATCCTTATGACGATATCGGTCGTCATATTACTAGTCTCAGCGAAGAATTAGCACAGCTGCGCAAATTCAAAGGATATGTTAGTCGCAATGAAGCATTGTCAGAAGCAATGGAAGATATAACACCAAAAGTTTTTGAGCGCATAGAAGAAGTAAAAAAAGAAATACATAATTTACAAAGACCGACTTATTATAAAGCATTTGCAGAATCATTTGAATCTAATGAGGAACAAATGATCCCAGAAGAAGTTATGAGTGATTGGATTGATCGCCTGACCGTACGAACTTTTAACGAAGAATTAAAAACAGCATTTCCTTACATTTTCCGTTTAGTAGACGAAAGTGAAATCCCCACTAAAGAAATTAATCCAGATGATTTATTAGATGAAGCAGGAAGTCCTGCTCAACAAGCGGCTATTGCCATAAACATGAAAAAGTATGGCAAGAAACCAAAAAACATGAAAGAATCTCCAGAAGATCAATTTGAAAATTTTATCAACAAAATAGTCGAAGACGAAGAAATGCAAAATGGTGAGAACACACTATTCAGTCCTAATAAGTCAACACAACAAAGTGCTATTGACAAATTTAATGAAATTATGAAGACTGAATTAAAAGGTGGTCCAGAAGGCATTAACATTATTGATAGTTTAAAAGGGCTAATCGACGATCCAGAGTTTTTAGATAAACTAAAAACTATAGATCCAGAATTAGATGCTCGTGGTGCAATTCAACAAGAATTAAATTCTATGGCTGAAACAGATATAGATGTTGCAAGAATTCTTCCTCAACTAGATTTTAAAGGAGACGAACAAATAGGTGGAGAAGAATTGCCTCCGGCACCAGAAGCTACACCTACTCCTCCTCCTCCGGCACCACCAGCACCTCCAGCACCAGATGCAACAGGAGCACCACCAGCACCAGCAGCCCCTCCGCTAGCAGCACCAGCACCGGCAGCGCCACCGGTAGCAGAAAGTAAAGCAAAAGCTGGAATGATTAAAGCAATACACAATGCTAAAAAAGCTGGTGCAAAATTAGATACGAAAATTGATTTTGGCCACAAAGAAATGACTTTGCATGATTGCATTGAAGAGTGCGGTATGGATCCAAAAGATTTTGGTTTTGACAGCCATTCTGAAGAAAACGGAGTTCAACAAATACTTAAAAGCATTGCAGGATTTTGGAATAAAGAAGCTAAAAACTTCACTATAGGTGGAACTCGTGCTAAAATTAGTGTGATAAAAGATTTCAAGAACGGAGATTTTGGCAATGCTACAGAAGAAGATCTTAAGCATGTAATACAACTTATAGATCGTGCTGATCCAAGTGAACAATACAATGAATCTGATGAATTATCAAGTATACTTAAAATAGCGGGAGTTAAAAAATGAAACGTATAGATGAAAACCAATTAGCGGCTCGTGTTGCCGGACTAAGAGAAAAGATAGCCGAAATTGAAAGCCAACAAAACGAAGGCGTGTGGGACGCTATCAAAGGTGCTGGCCAAAAAGTTGCCGGATGGATGGGTCAACATCCGATGGCAACAGCTGGAGGTGCAGCAGCCGCAGGCGCAGCAGGAACAGCAGCGGCTATGGGTGCTGGAGGTAAACCAGCACCTACAGCTCCAAAGTCAGATCCGGCTGTTATGAAACAACAACAAGATTTAATTGCAAAAGGTGCAAAAATTAAAGCTGATGGTATTATGGGACCGGCTACACAAGCAGCTATTAAACAATTTGGCGGCGCAGGACCGGCACCTACTGGCACAACTGCACCAGCGGCAACACCCGCACCGTCTGCACCTGCAGGAGATGCTGCGAAAAATCCAGTTGGCACTACAAATGCTTCAACCGCAATTCCGACAGGTGGTTTAGAAAATCCAGCTAATCAAGCAAAACCTACCCCTGCACCTGCGGCGGCACCTGCTGGCGCACCTGCAAATGTTACAGCACAAGGTTCTGAATTTGGAACAGATGCTACATTTGCCAAACCAGATGCTGCACCTGCAGCTGCACCAGCAAAAAGCGAAGCTGAAAAAGCTGACGATGCACAATATGCGGCAGCCGACGCTCAAAATCAAGCGAATGCGGTAAAAGCAACCCAAGAAATGCCAGCTGGGCCAGCAGCAATGGGCGAAAGTACTAGCTTCCGTAATGACGAATTGACTAGAATTGTTAATTTGGTACACTATCGTTGATTGAGTAAACAACTCACATTTCCAGCAAGATTTCTCTTGCAAACATAAATAAAAGTGCGTATAATAACTTATATGCACTTTTTGTTTTAGTAGGTACTAAAACATACAGGCAAAAAAACTAAGGCTATTAATAGGAGAACAATTATGGCAACATTAGCTGAAATACGGGCAAAACTAAAAGCATCTGAACAAAAAGGTTCAGGAGAAAGAACAGGCGGAGATAAATCAATTTATCCGTTCTGGAACTTAAAAGAAGGCGGAGAATCTACACTTAGATTTTTACCAGATGGTAACTCCGACAACACCTTT